TCATAAAGCAGCCCAGAAGGAAGTCGGTAAATGAAAAAACCTTTTGATAAAACAGCAATGAACAAAATGGTCAGTAAAAAGGCTGACCAAATTATGAAAGAGGGCAAAGCAAAAAATAGAAAACAAGCTTTTGCCATAGCTTATGCGACGCTTGGAAAGAAAAAAACTTAGTATGCTTGACGTAAAAGAAATAAAAAAACGCTACAAAAAAGCGGAAACTCATAAAGACCAGTGGCGGTCAATCTATGAAGAAGCCTACGAGTATGCGCTTCCTATGCGTAACTTGTACGACGGTTACTATGAAGGTAATGTTCCCGGTCAAAACAAAATGAAACGTGTTTTTGACAGCACTGCCATACATAGTACGGCCCGGTTTGCTAAGAATAGAAGCTCAACAAGCTTTAGATTTTTACGCTGAAAAAATGTTTGGCATTATGAAACAGTCGGGTTTTGATTTGGCAATGGGTGAGTTCTTGCTCGACCTAGCAGTTGGTACGGCTGTGATGTTGATTCAAGACGGTGATGAGATAACTCCTATCCGTTATACCGCTGTACCTTCTTATCATATTTCTTTTGAAGAAGGGCCAAACGGAACGGTTGACACGGTCTATCGTAAATTAAAACGACCCTTCAATGTAATTCAGCGAGAATTTCCCGATGCAGAGATTCCTGACCATATTGTTAAAAAGTATGAGGAAGACCCGACGCAATCGCTTGAAATGATTGAGGCAACCTATACGATAGATAATCAAATTCATTACTGCGTAATAACAGCGGAAGAAGATTTTAAACTTTTGCATAGAAAACTGAAGTCCTTCCCTTGGGTGATTTCCCGATACATGAAAGCTAGTAATGAACGTTATGGTCGCGGCCCGGTTCTTTATGCCTTGCCTGATATTAAAACATTAAACAAAGTTGTTGAGCTAACACTTAAAAAT